TATGGCTGCGCAAGTAACTAAAGTTGCTGCTAGTGAAAACGAAGCAGAGGACACAAATCAACCAAAAGAAAGCGAGGCTCCTGTGGAAGACAATGCAACACAGCCACAAGAAGCAAAGGCAGAGGCTGCTACTCCTACAGTAGAAGCTGCTCGCCCAATAATTACAGCACCACTTATCCAAACAACTATCCGCACGCCAATCACTTCAATGGCTGCATACACAGAGCACAAAATCAAGGCTGCTCTAGGTAATGATGATTCAAAGCTATATGTAACTGCAGCTGACGACTCATTCGCAACTAACCCAGCATTTTCACCTACTAAGTACCTTGCCGAGTTTGTAACTAATACTCGCTTTGGAACTCCAGCAATAGATGCGTGTTCACAAGGAACACTTCCAACTAGTGGAATGACAATATCAGTGCCGTCACTTGTGACTAGCGTTGGTGGGGGTTCAGGTGTTGCTCCAGAAGTAACTGTAGAGGCCGAAGCAGGCGCAGTTCAAAATACAGGCATGGAAACACAATATTTGACTGCAACAGTTTCCAAGTACTCAGGTATGAATACACTGAGCGTGGAACTGCTTGAAAGATCAGATCCTAACTTTTATGCAGAACTTACAAAGCAACTTGAGTATGCATATTTAAAGCGTTTAGATCAAACAGTATTAACTGCGTTAATTGCAGCATCTGCTAACGGTACTAATACCACTGCTGACCTTGATGGAATTGTTGCATTCGCCGCAGAAGGCGCACGTACCATCTACACAAACACTGGTTACTTCGCACAGAACTACATTGCCAACCCAGCACAATGGGGCGCACTGATTTCTGCTCAAGACACCACAAAGCGACCTGTATTCACGGCCTTACAGCCTATGAATGCGGCTGGCCAGGTATCAACAGGCTCCATCCGAGGCAATGTTCTTGGATTAGACCTGTACGTGGATAAAAACTTCACAGCAACTACCTTCGACGATGATTCTGCTGTAATCCTTGCACCAGAAGCATTCACCGTATATCGCTCAGCACAGAACTTCATGTCAGTAAACGTAGTATCTAACCTACAAGTACAGGTTGCAATCTATGGTTACATGGCAACACTTGCAAAGATGCCTAACGGAATCTTGAAGTACAAGAAGACCTGATAAGACCGATTAACCAATAAGTAATCCCCTGGGGTTTAGTAGCCCTAGCCCTGGGGGAGTTTTTTAAGAGAGGAATACATGGCAGCCACTTATGTGACCACCGCCGAGTTAAGAACTAACCTTGGTATTGGCTCTCTTTATTCAGACGCAACTATTGAGGAAGTATGTCAAACCTCGGAAGATTTAATCAATCAATACCTATGGTTCAATACTGCCCCAGTCGTAGGAACAGCATTACAAGATAACGTGGCAACACTTATGCTTGCTAATCCAAACGCATTTGCAGCTGGACAAATTGTTACAGTATCTGCGTGCGGTAGCCCATTCAATGGCACAGTTACAATTACGGGCACAATCCCGCCAACCTCTGGCACTACGAGCCTCATTCCAGTATTTATGTATAACTACGGCCAGGTTAACTTTCCTAATGGCTATTCATTCGTGCAATACAACAAGACTGCAGCTAATCAGGTATTTCATAAAGTAGCACCGTATGGCCTAGCAACAGGCCCAGATCACAAGACCCAGTCTTATGCGACAACCCCAAGTATACGAGAAGCGGCAATGGTCCTGGCAGTTGATATTTTCCAAGCCAGACAGGTCAGCCAAACGGGCGGGGTGGGTATGGATGGGATATCTGCAAGTCCTTATCGTATGGGTTACCAAATGATTAACAGGATCAGAGGTCTCATCCAACCTTATGCCGCACCTGCATCACTGGTGGGCTAATGGCTGCAATAAGTACCCTACGTGCCACGGTGGCAACCGCTTTAGCCAACGCTGGGGTTTGGTCTACCTTTAGTTTTCCACCAGCCACACTTCTAGCAAACAGCGTCGTGGTTACACCTAGCGATCCCTACATTCAACCAAACAACAACAGCCAGACAAGCATTGCACCCCTGGCTAATTTTAAGATTCTAATAACTGCCCCAGCATTCGACAATCAGGGCAATCTAAAAGGCATTGAGGACTTTATTGTGGCAGTAGTAAACAAACTGGCGGCATCGACCCTGGTTTACAACATATCAAGTGTCTCCGCTCCAGCTATAACTAATGCAGCTAGTGGAGATTTATTAACCGCAGAGATCACACTATCAATCCTAACGAGCTGGAGTTAAAATGACTACAACAGAAGACTTAGCCTTCTTGATAAAGACAGGCCAAATTAAAGACGCACCAAAACCAACAGCAACTAAGAAAGAAGAGGAATAACAATGGCCATATACTTAAATAATAACGTTGGCGTTAAATTGGCTACTGCCGCTGCGCCAACAACACCTTCAATCGATATCAGTGCGTATGTAACAAACGCCGTGATTAATCAAATCGTGGATGAATTAGAAGTCACAGCAATGGGTGATACCGCACATAAATTTGTGGCTGGACTTCAATCTGCAACATTTACCATCGACTTTATCAATGACTGGGCAGCCAGCCAGGTAATGCAAACACTTAATGCAGCCTTTGGTGCAACACTTTCAGTATCAGTAATCACTGTTAAGGGCACTGTAGTATCAGCAGCTAATCCTTCTTACCAATTCTCGATCCTGGTAAACAACCTGACTCCACTGGGTCAAGGCGGCGTGGCTGAGGTTGCAACGTCAAGTCTGTCCTTTACTGTAAACTCCGCATTAACAGTGTCCCCATCGGTGGCATTTTAACTAAGGAGTACTAATGGCAAAACTAAAGATTACTAGGGCTAATGGTGAAGTTTCAGAGCACAAAATAACGCCAGGAGTCGAATATAGTTTTGAACTGAAATATGGCTCAGGTATTAGCAAAGTCCTGCGAGAGCATGAACGGCAAACAGAGATATTCTGGCTAGCTTATGAATGCTTACGCAGGGCTGGCGCACAAGTACCTTTATGGGGTGCCGAGTTTATTGACACCCTTGATCTAGTAGAGGTATTAGACGAAGAAAAAAAATAATTGAGCGGTCTTCAATACTATACAGTATCGCAAGCCTATCTGTAGAAACAGGGATTCCGCCTAGCGAGTTTTTAAATATGGACACGGATATGTATAAAGCCATTATACAAGTCCTAACCGACAGAGCTAAGGAGATCAGAAATGCCAGTCGAGGTCGTAGGCGTTAAAGATGTCCTAGCAGGATTAAGTTTTATTGATGAAGATATGCGCCAACGCATAAGAACTGTCATTGATCCTTTAATGCGTGGCGTAGCGACTAAATCTAGAGGATTCGTACTGAGTAATAATGCAGTGCTTTCAGGTTGGTCTAAACCAATATCGTCTGACGTCTCATATAAGCCGTTCCCTAAATATGATGCTGGAGCAGTTCTAGCAGGTATTGGTTACAATCCTGGAGAAAATAAAACACTAAGGAATGGATTTAAAGTCAGCAACTATGTTTACAACGTGAGCCGAGCAGGATCTATTTATGAAACCGCTGGCCGCTTAAATCCACAAGGCAGAGCCCCATTCGAGTTTAGAACCTCTGCGGGCCAGGGCGGTACATATAGCAAGCGATCTGCCAGAAGCAAAGCGTACGAAGAATTTAACTCTAATAATCCATTCGCAAGCCAACAATTTATCGGAGCCTTAGAGCCCGTTAGTTCTCAACCAAAGATACCTGGCGCTCGTAGCGGTGGGCGTAAAACTAAAGGCCGCTTAATCTATAAAGCCTGGTCGCAGGACAGCCTAAAAATATATGAGGCGATATTGAAAGCCATAGATAAATCGGCAACAGAATTTAACAGAACCACAGAGATCAAGACTAAGAGGGCAGCGTAATGGCCAATATATTTGTAGCAGCTACGGCAACCTTTAACGGTAAGGCACTTAGTAAAGGCAAAAAAGAAATATCGGCCTTTGATAAGCAAACTCAGAAACTAGGCAAAACATTCAACAGAGTTTTTGCTACAACCGCAATCGTGGCATTTAGCAAGAAGGCCATTAACGCATTTGCTGCCGATGAACAGGCCGCTAAATCGCTTGCGATACAATTAGAAAATACAGGCAACGCATTTAGGGTGGATGAGGTAGAGGCTTATATTGCCAAGCTACAGGGCTTATATGGCGTGCTTGACGACCAACTTAGGCCAGCATTTCAGACTTTATTAAACGCTACAGGATCAGTAACACTTAGCCAGAAGGCATTAGAAACTGCACTAAACGTAAGCGCAGGAACGGGCAAAGACCTTGCTAGCGTAGTTGCTGCAATAGCCAAAGGCGCAACTGGTACAACTACTTCTTTGCAAAGATTAGGCACGGGATTAGATAAAGCCACAATTGCCAGCGGTGATATGAACAAGATTATGGCCGCACTTGATAAGAAGTTTGCTGGTCAAGCACAGGCAAGATTAAGCACTTATGCTGGCAAAATGGATCTATTAAAGGTAGCAGCAGCGAATGCAACAGAGATTATAGGCAAAGGTTTAATTGATGCCCTGACCGCTTTGGGCAAAGATAACTCAATAGATCAGGCCGCTAACTCAATGAATAGTTTTGCCAATGCTATTGCTAATACCACTAAGGGTATAGGCGAGTTAATTGGTGAAGTGAAGAAAATCGTAGACAGCGATGTTGGCAAGTTTTTATTAGCCATTACCGCTTTATTAACATTGGGCAAGAAACAACTCATTCTAGGTACGGCAGGTTTAATTGCCTACGATATAGGTAAGACACAAAACCCCTCATCTAACTTTACTTATGGCTCGGGCAATCCTAGAGCAGACTTAATACTCCAAAAGAAACTAACCACAGCTAAAAAAGATGAATATAATATTATTACTGCATCAAACAAGGCACGCACCGAAATAGACAAACTTAAAGATAAGTTTGATCTAGAGCGCATAGGATTAGCCGCAGCCTTAAACTTTAATATAAGCGCAGAGGATAAACTGAGAGTAAACGCCTTGACTGCTATTGCAAATAATAATGAAGCACTGGCTAAGAAATACAACGCCGAACTAGATGGAGCATTAGCGGCTAAGGCCCTTGCCGATTCAGCCAATCAGGCTGCTGTAGCAGTACGCAATTTAGGCCCTGCTCTGTTTAACGCTTTGGGTGAGATGACTGGCCGAGGCCGTAATCAAATAGCACCAGATGAGTTTGCCAGAGTGCCACAAGGGGTAACCAATACTGGCGCACAAACCGCTGCCACAGCCGCTGCCAACGAGCAAACCACGGCCACACTAACCCTTGATCCAAACGCTAGCAGTGACAAATTGGTGGCTGCCATTGGCGAGTTAGTAAGAGTAAATCTTAAATATGGCAACAAGTTAGTGCCAGCGGGAACCATTCAATAATGGCTGTACCA